TTATAATTCTTGTGTTTTTAAAATGGCCTTTACATTGGCAACAGATATTTCTGTATAATTATTTATATAATCATCACTTGCAGGCAATTCTTCTTTTTTATGGGTTGAAAGTACGGCAACAACTTTCATTTCGGCATTTTTCGCTGCGGTAATACCAGAAAAAGAATCTTCAAAAACAATACAGCGGTCAACAGGAATTTGCAGGTTTTCTGCAGATTTTAGGTAAACCTCAGGATGTGGCTTATGTAGTTTCACATCTTCGCTGCTCAGTGTGGACGAGAAGAGCTGGCGTATATTCAATTCGTCCAGAATTAAATCCATATTCTCTCGTGGAGCTGATGTCGCCACAGCAAGCTTAAAACCGTTATTCTTTAATTCTGTCAGAAATTCAATCAGGCCCTTAATAGGGGCAACGTGCTCTTTATAAATGACTCTAAAAAGCTGTTCTTTTTCAAATTCAAGGGTCCGCAGTTCCTCAGGGGATATCGGACGTTGAAAGAAATGTTGCATAATGTAACTATTATGCTTACCATACATATGCTGCTCAAATTCCTCTTCTGTCGCCTGTTGTACATTGTGGTTTTTAAAAAAAGCTCTAAAAGCTTCCGCATGGAAAGGGTTGGTGTGGCTGATAACACCGTCCATGTCAAAGATTGCCGCATATCTACTAAAATCTTTAGTTATTGCATTTAAACTCATATAATCAACTTTTTTACTAATATTTTTATCAAACTTAAATGTAAAATGTGTAAGTTTGTTATCAAATGTTTTGTTAATGTTTTGTTCAAATAATGGCAACTATAACACCTATAATTCAACAGAACAATAGCCGGAAAGATGGAAGATGGCTTGTTGTTTTCAGACTAACGCATAAGCGCAAATCTGTGTATATAAAAACCTCGCATCTTATCACTGAAGCCCAGCTAAACAAAGATAGGACTATTAAGCAGAAATTCGTCATAACATATCTGTCTGAAGATATAAATGACCTTCAAAGGAAAATCAGCCTTTTGGGCCTTAAGGCGGAGACGTACACGGCATCGCAGCTAAAAGATATATTGACAGCCGACGGTAAAGAGATCGATTTTATGTTATTTCTGGACGAATGCTTTGCGGAAATACAAAAAACGAAAAAGCCGAATACCGTAAGTACATACAGAAGTACAATAAATCATCTTAAAGATTATCAGGGCGGCCGGCCGTTAATGTCAAATGAGATTACATCGAAGTATATCAAAGCTTTCATGGAATACGTCAAGACTCCCCATAAGATTGTTAGGTTCACCGGTCCCGAAAAAACGAACAGAACAGAGAAGACTTCAAATGTTGTATCTGGTAATTCCCTCTATACTGTTTACTTCCGATTCAAGAAGATATTTGACATGTTCAAAGAAAAGTATAATGATGATGACCTTGGTATTATCCGGGTACCTCAAAATCCTTTTGCCAAAGTACCGGTCCCTAAGATGGAAGCCACAGCAAAGCGATCATTGAAAATAGAGGATATTCGAAAGATAAGGGATTATCAGCCGCTAAACAGGTCCGAAATGATAGGTAAGAACATGTTTATGATAATATTCATGATGTGTGGTATAAATGCGGTTGATCTGAAGAATAATCTATACCAGTCCGATGGAAGACTTAACTATAATAGATCCAAAGTCGAGAGCCGACGTAAGGACAGAGGATTTATCAGCGTGGCTATACCCAACGAAGCTAAGCCTTATGTTGATTGGTACCTTTCAATTAAAGACAATTGGTCCAACTCAAAAAACCTAATTTTGGCAATAAATAAAGGGCTAAAGAGTATAGCTAAAAACATCGGTATCGATGAAGGTATCAGTACCTATTATGCGCGTCATAGCTTCGCCACCATAGCCAGGAATGATTGCAAAAAGCATAAGGAGGACGTGTCTATTGCATTAAATCATACTGATCGAGACACAAGCACTACGGATATATATATAGCCCCTGACTGGTCCATAATAGATGAAGTCCAAAAAGCTGTAATATCCAAGTTGAATGAGGATTTAAAAATAAGCTAAAATAAATAGCTGAAAACTTTTTAAATACTAATTATATTGGTAAATTTGAGTAATAAAAGACAAATACTTTCGTCTAGGCTTTCTAGATACGATTTCAATAGTCAGAAGGTCGAAGATCTGATTATTGCCCAACTTACAGTTGTGAAACTGAATCGTTGGAAACAGGGGAAGTAGCTCAGCGGCTAGAGCGTGACGGTGCAAACGGCAAGGTCGGTGGTTCGAATCCATCTTTCTCCACGACGGTGAAGTCAAATAATAAAAATGTTATGTCTAAAACAGTAAGGGCAAAATTTAAAGTAGATGAAGTAACTGATTATGGTTATGGAGCAAAGAGGGTAAAACTATCAGCGGTTTATTCGCATGATAGAAACAGTGAAGACAATCAATTTAGCCAAGCTACACCAAGCGGTTCGATTGAGATGATGGTAACTAATCCTAATGCTTTAGAATTTCTTCAACCGGGTAAATCCTACTACGTAGACTTTAGTGAAGCTCAAAACTAGCATTGACAGCCTGGAAAGACAGGCTTTGTTTAGCACTTTTCATAATTTAGGTTTATAATTGGTTAGTTTAAGGCCTGACACCTCCCAAGTGATCAGGCTTTTTAATTTAACCATGAATATAGTCCAAAATAGATTTAGCTACACCAGCCAATACCTCTTTGGCGCGCTGCTCATCTTTTTCAGTTACGCGCTGCTTTCCAGTTGGAGACGATGATCCAGTGAGCTTATTGCCTAGTTTAATGTTTGGGCTTTTATTATCTGGCCACATTAGCCTAGCTAATTCAGCCTTAGTGATAATAGGGTTATCATCTAAAAATTTCTTTAAGTCCATATCCAAAGGTAGGTCAAATAAAAATATATAACAAAAAATATTTATTTTACTTGTTTATATATAATATATGTTATATATTTGTAGAGTAAACAAAACAATAAAAGTTATGAAGACAACAATAGAATCAGTTAACGGTGGAACAATAGAGGTGCCAACTAGCTTTTTGGTATACTGCAAATCAAGAGGAATAAAAGAAATTACCGACGATGTCGTTATTGGCTGGATCACACAAGAGAATAAACTTTGGAACAAAATAGGTACTGATAAAGATTTTAGAAACAGTCTGATGAACAGTACAAAAGTAAATTAAAGGTTAAACCAAAAGGGCGGTGTAAAAGCCGCCTTGTTAAAAAAAATTATTATGAAATACGAAAAATACCTACAGGACATTGATAACGCATTAATGTCAATTATTGGACGGAAACTAAGTGAATCCAATAAAAAATTAGCAAGGAAGTTATATAATCAAAGATATAGCGCTCAGGATGCCGTAGCGGTTTTATTAACTAAAATATAAGGCAAGATGGAATTCAAAGGAACTAAAGGCAAATGGTCAATTTCTTCTGAAATCGACGATAAAAGAAATCAACCTGTATTTAATATTGATGCAAATGAGGTTAGCCAAAAAAGTATAATAACTGTTTGGTCTGGGTTAGATAAAGATGAGGAAATTGATGATGAAATCAAGGCTAATGCCCAAATTATCAGCAAAGCCCCTGAAATGCTTGAATTATTAACAGAGTCGTTAGATACATTCACTTGTAATGATTCATCTGATCGTGATCTGAAATCTCGCATTGAACAATTAATCAAATCAGCAACCACAATATAACTCAACACTTCATAACTTCCCAATACGGCCCCTTCTGAAAAGTTGGGGCTTTTCTTTTTGCAAATAAATTTAGCAGTGAAATTTTTGATAGCTAAAATTTTTAGCTTAGATTTGTTTTTATTTAGCAGAATTTTTAGCAATGGCAAAGAAGAAAGAAAATAATTCAGAAATCAAAGACGAGGAGAAAAACAAAATCCTTGACTACATTTTTGATGAAATGAGTATTACCAATATGTCATTGACCAAAGCAACCTTTAAAGCTATTGGCTTTTTTAAACTTGATTCCCTTTCACATTCTACGGCTCTAAGATGGATTGATAAGCTCCAAAGATCGGACGATTACGCGCGCGCGAGGGAGCAGCGAGCAGACAATATTTTCGAGGAAATATTGAACATTGCCGACTGTGAGGATGAAGATATATATACTGATGATAATGGGATAGAGCGAGTCAATCACGATGCTATTAATAGGGACCGGTTGAGGATAGATGCCCGTAAATGGATGCTTGGTAAGATGCAGCCTAAGAAGTATGGTGATAAGATTGATGTTACCAGTGACGGCGAAAAGCTTCAAGGTGGTGTAACAATATTCCAGTTACCGGATAATGGCAGAGATTAATTACATACGTCCGCAAGAAGGGTATCAAATGAAAACTCTTTCTTCTCCTGCTGATATTGTGATCGGTGGGGCAGCTGCTGGCGTAGGTAAGACATTCACTCTTTTGTTGGAGTTATTACGTCATAAAGATGTTGACGGGTTCGGATCTGTTATATTTCGTCGTACTAGCCCACAGATAAGCGCGGAAGGTGGTTTATGGGACACATCGGATAAAGTGTTTAGCCTTGTTCCTGGTGCAACCCCAAGAAGATCATCCCTTGAATGGGATTTTTACTTTGGTGATAAAAGGACAAGTAAGCTAAAGTTTTCCCATTTAGAGTATGAAAAGAATATTCATGATTGGCAAGGTTCACAAATACCGTTCATAGGATTTGATGAGCTTACCCATTTCTCTAAAAAGATGTTCTTTTACCTTCTTACTCGGAATAGGTCCGTATGTGGTGTAAAACCGTATGTACGGGCAACATGTAACCCTGATCCCGATAGCTGGGTGGCCGAGTTTATCGAGTGGTGGATTGATCAAGAAACAGGTTATCCAATACCCGAAAGGGAAGGAGTGTTGCGCTATTTGGTTGTTGATGGTAACAACTATATATGGGCTGATACAGCTCAGGAAGCTATTGAAAAGGCTTGGCATATTTTGGAAGAGCAGGTTACCAAGTCTGGTATTGATCCAATGCACTTTGTTAAGTCAGTTACTTTCATTTCAGGAAGTATTTACGACAATAAGGCCTTATTAAATGTCGACCCAGCTTATTTAGGTAACCTTATGGCACAGGATGAGGATACCAAGGCTGCATTACTCAAAGGTAACTGGAAGGTAGCAATATCACCTAAGGATATTTACAACTACTATGCTTTCAAAGGAATGTTTGAAAACAAGTTTGAAGTAAGGACCGGGATAAAGTACATAACTGCAGATATCGCCATGAAAGGGAGCGATAAGTTTATTGTTGGGGTTTGGGATGGGTTCGAATTGATAGACATTGCCATAATACCTAAATCAAATGGTAAAGACGTTATCGACACAATAGAGACCTTTTGCAAGTCCTATGGTGTTGAGAATAGGCATGTTGTTTTTGATAATGATGGTGTAGGGTCATTCGTAGATGGTTTTATAGTGGGCGCAATTGAATTCAACAACGGGGCGTCGGCTGAAAATGGTGAAAACTACGCAAACCAAAAGACACAATGTTATTATCGTTCGGGTGATAATGTTGAAAAAGGCAAGTATAAGATATCTGAAAAAGTAGCTAATACGATGTATGATGACAAGATGACCGTACGACAACGTTTCATGTATGAGCGCAAAGCTATAAAGAGAGATAAGACAGATTTCGATGGTAAGCTTAAGATATTGCCTAAAGATCAAATGAAAGTGTTCTTGTCTGGACAATCCCCCGATTTAATGGATATGTTCATGATGAGGGAAAAAATAGAGTTATTTAAATGGGAATTCTCAATAGGATAAAATAAAATGGGTATTGTAGATTATGCAAAAAAGGCGTTAGGTATTGCGCCTAAAACAGATAAAAGGCACTTGGACAATGTCCTTAATACCATACTTTACGGTAATCTGGTCGGATTTAACGATGTGGTGTTCTATAACTACAGCTGTGAGGATTATATAAAGAAAGGGTATAAGTCAAACCCTGAAGTTTATTCCATCATCAACAAGATAGTCCAAAAGACCTTAATTGCCCCAATTTACCTATATGAGGAAAAACCCGACCAAAAGGCAAAGGTGTACAAGAGCTGCAAGAAATCGAAATCAAAGATCGAGATAAGCAAGTATAAGATATACACTACCAAAGCCCTTGAATTCGCTACAACAGGTCAGGATCTTCAAGCACTATTGGAAAACCCAAACCCCAAACAGTCATGGCGTGATCTGTCCGAATTAGGCCGTATATTCTACAATGCCCAAGGGGAATACTTCCTGTTTCGTGAGACAGCGGATGATAGCGATATCGCGCTTGAATTATATGTAGCTCCGGCAAACCTTATGACTCCTGTCTATGGAGGTGGCGATGTGAGCAATCCTATAACCGGATGGAAACTGAACCTATTGAATGGGTTTAACCGTACACTGGATGCTAAAGATGTGCTTCAGATCAAAAGGGCAAACCCTGAATATGATTCGATGGGAAGTCAAGATAGGGGTATGGCTCCGCTTGAGTCTGGATTGAAGTACCTGCAGCTTAACGATGCTTCATTGAAAGCCTGGATCAACAGCACAGAGAATGAAGGGGCAAAGGGTATCTTAAGCCCTAACCACGCAGATCCTAAATTATGGCTGACTCCTCCGCAATTAGAGGAAACTAAAAAGGTAGTAGACCTAAAAATAAATGGTACTGACAATAAGAATAAGGTAGTTGTATCGGCAATGCCTTTGCAATATACTTCAATGGCGCTTAGTCCAACAGCTTTGGCGGTCCTGGAAGGTCTTAAATGGTCAGGGTTTAAACTTCCTTGGTTATGGGGTGTAAATCCGGTGCTGTTCAACGAAAATCCAATACAGCATAACCTTGAAGAAGCTAAGCTATCCTTAGTTACAGACGTTGTTGTCCCTTATCTATCCATTGAGGAAGACGCATTAAATAGATGGCTTGTGAAGCCTTTTTCTGAAAGGGATAAGAAAAACTACAAGGTAGACTATGATGTAAGCGTATACGACGAATTAAAGCTATCCAGCGATGAAGCAGAAGCATTACTTAAGGTTTGTACTATCAATGAGGTACGGGTGATGCTTGGATATGATGAATCAGAAGAAGAATACGCTAATCAGATCTTTATAGCAGGTGGCATGGTGCCATTGTCTGACTTTTCAAGTGGTTTAATGTTAGGTAATGGGGATGTAAGTAAGTCTTTTCAATTTGATAATATCGAACTAACTACCAAAGCTGAGATATTAAAAGGATGCCTTATGTTTTACCCTGATATTGATATAAATGAATGGGTTAACGGAATCCGTAAATTAGTGCCCAACCATATTGTTGATGAGTACGAGTTTGAGCCACATTTAACTGTACTTTATGGCTTTGATGATATGAAGATGAACACCGATAAACTTTCTAATGTAGTTAATGACTTTATCAAAAGTAATCCAATATCTATCAAGGCTGATAGAATAGGACTTTTTTCAAATGAAAAAGATGTAATTAAGATCAATGTCGAAGATTTAAACGGAAACCTTACTCGATTAAACAAGCTAGTTAAGTCTCAATTTGAATATCAGAATGATTTTCCAGACTATAAGCCCCATATTACAATTGCCTATACTAAGAAGGGATCAGGCGCTTATTTAGATGGTTCTTTGATTGATCTTAAGGATTATGGACTTAAGGACCTCAATAAAGGTGTTATGAAGTATTCAGACAGTGATAAAAACAAAACTGTTATCTAATGAATAGGGTAAAGCAAAAGCTAAATAGAGTAATCCTCGCGCAGGATAGAATGCTTAACGCCTTTGAGAAGAAATACACCAAACGTATTTTCAATGCTCTTAAAGAGCAGATAAGGCAATCAGCAAATAGTTATGGCGCATTCAACGATCAACCGTTGTTTGATGCCCTTAAGCCTATGTACGAGGAAGTCTTTATAGCTTTTGCAACCTTCCAATATAACAACTTTACCCAGCTGGTCCGTAAAGATGCGAGTTTCTTCCTGAATACCTGGGGGCGCATCATTACAAACTATATCTTTCAATCATTAGCCGGAAGAGTAACTAGAATCAACGATACCACAAGACGACTTATCCAGGAAGCTTTAGCCACAGGGCAAGCAATGGGATTGGATTTCGATAAGATAGCTCAGTACATGGTTGAGAAGCTCGGTGATGATATGTTGATCAACCGTGCCAAGATGATAACCCGTACTGAATTAGCTAATGTTGCCAACATGGCAAAGGATCAGGCTAAAGATGATTGGAAAAATGAAACAGGCGAACCAATTTATAAGTTATGGATTCATAGGTATGCCAAAGAACCGAGAAGCTGGCACCTACAAATGGATAATGATAAGGCTATACCCGAAAACCAAGCATTTGAGGTATACTACCCAAAAGACGCAACTACCGAATTGATGCAACGCCCACACTCAGAAGGAGCAAGCGCAAAGAACGTTGTTAACTGTTCATGCATCGTTATTTATGTGTCTGAAAGCTATGCTAAAAGCCTAAATTCAGCAAAATAAACCTATTTTGCTAAAATGTGCTAAAATTTTATGCTAAAAATTTGCTAAAATATGCTAATTGTTTTAGCTTTGTTTAGTAATATTTTTAGCAATGAGTGAATTTTTACAGAAATCAATTTCCACGAACTTATCTGAACTAGATGATGTAAAGGGTTATGTTGAAGGTTATGCGAACACATATAACCTTAAAGATAGCCACGGGGATATTTCTAGCCCTGACTCATTCCTAAAAACAGTAAACGAACGTGCTAAGATTATCAAAGTATACCTAAACCACGATGATAATCAATTGATAGGTGTTCCGGCATTTATTGATGCAAAAGATCCAATAGGATTAAAGACTGGCACCCAGTTTAACATGAAGACCAATTTAGGTCGTGATGCATTCTACGATGTGAAGTTCCTAGTAGATAACGGATTTGAAGCCGGTATGTCGATAGGCGCCTGGATCATGAAGCGTAACGGCAAGAATAAGTCAATTGTAGAGGAATACCGCCTAAAAGAGTATTCTTTCCTAACCAAGGAGCAATCAAATAGAACAAGTCTTGTAACAGCGTTAAAAAGCGCTGATTCTCCATCTGAATTAATGGGATTATTGACCAAAATGTTCAACCTTCCATATTCTGACGAGAGACTAAAACAAATCGAATCAATATTAAAGTCACTTGACGAGGAGCCGAGCGGTGAGAGTGTAGCTAACTCAACAGACGAAACCACTTCGACGGATGAGCCGACTGTGAACAAATCATTTTTTCAAGTTTTAACATTAAAGTAATGACAGAAGAAGAAAAAAAAGCACAGGAGGAAGCGTTAGAGGTTGTAAATAAAGCAGCTGAAACAAAAGCCACTGAGGCTGTTAACAAAGCTTTGGCAGAAAAGGGCTTTATCTCCAAAGAAGAAGCTGAAAAAGCTGCAGAGGAAGCAGTAAATAAGGCTATCGCAGCAGAGAAAGAAGAAACCAAAAAAGAATTGGACAAACTTTCTTCTCAAATCAAAAAGGCATCTCAAATCACAAAAGGCGAAGAGGTAGAAATGAATATTGAAGTAGCAATCAAATCAGCAATCAACGAGGGTAGCGATAAGTTAAAAAGCTTCCGAGGTGGTGAATTGGGTTTAGCGGTAAAGGAGATTACAGATGCTAATTTTATTGGTGATGCATTGGCGCATGCTACAACATCGGTTCGCCCTAATGTTTACATGTCGCCCTATTCGCCGTTCTATTTGAGAAACATTTTCCCGAATCTTACCACAGAAGATGGGGCAATTGTAATTCCTCAATTACAGGGATATAATGGTGCTGTTGGTAAATGGGCTCGTGGAACTGGCGCTGGTGGTGCAGATGTTGAGAAGCCAGTAGTTGAACCAATTATCAAGGATATCACTGTTACACCTGAGTGGTTGGCAGGTACAGCGACAGTACGTCGTGAATTGTTATTGAATGTAAAGTATCTTCAATCAACCATCACAAACACGTTGCTCTATTCTCGAGTAGGATTGTTTGCTGCTGAAAACAAAATGATCACTGATTACCTAGCGGCTAACGCAGTAGCTTATTCCGGCAGTCGTACTATTGGTGTTGAGATGATTAAGGATGCTGCTTTCAATCAAATGTTAGGTAATTACCTTATTCCAACTCACTTATTAATGAACCAAGCTGACTATTTGAAATTCGTTGATTTCAATAAAGCAAGCGGATCAGGTGAATACACTTTACCTAATGGTCAATTGAAAGTCCTTAGCGGTAACGGATTAGAGGTTAATATGACAGTTATTCCGGTTCCAACTATCGCTGCAGGGACAGCTTACATTGTTGCTGCAAGTGAGTTTGAATTCATTACTCGTTTGTCTCCAGAATTGCGCGTATTCGAACAGCATGATAAAAACGTAACTCTTAATAAGGTTACATTCCGTGCTGAAGAAATGGCAGTATTCATTGCAAAAGACTTAAATGCAGCTGTAAAGTTGAATTTAACTAATGCAACGAATGGGGATGAAGTAGTTACCCCTTAGGCTGATACTTAGGTTATATATTTTTTAATTGGGAAAAGGCGGTCACGGCCGCCTTTTTTACAAAATGAAACACTATGAAAAAGTATACATACAAAGACCTAGTATCATTCGGGAACTATGTTTTAAACCAGCGTAAAAACAAAGAGGAAAAGTCGGATAACGATGCATTCATCAATGATGCTGATTTAAAAAACTGGCAAGCACAAAAAGGTAAATAAGATGGCAAAGGTAAAACTATTAAAAGACCACAACGGGCAAAAGGCTGGAACAGTAGGTGATGTCAGAGACGGAGCAGCCAATTATTTAGTCCGTACCAAAGTAGCCGAATATGTGGAGGAAACCGAATCAGAGAAAAAGGCTAAGGCTGCTGTTAAAAAGCAGACAAAGAAAGTAGGGCCGTGTAAAAGCTGTTAGTTATGGTAACGTTGGACGATGTAAAGAATGCTCTTAATATAGATTTCACTGACCAAGATCAGTACTTAACCACCCTTTTAAATGGAGCGGTTCATAAGGCTGAAATATGGACAGGACGAAACTATACTATTTCCACCTTATCGACCTATGAGCCAATGCCGGAAGATGTACAGAAAGCAGTTATTCAGGACGTGGCAAGCGATTACGCAAACAGGGATAATTTCGGTGGTGATGGAGCTGAAAGCACAGCTAACAATGCATCTATCTATACGTACAGACAGAACTCAACAAACCCAATGTTTTAAACTATGATGCGATTAGGAGGATATGACCAGAAGATAAAATTCAAAACGTTTGAACAGGTTTCGAACGGTTCAGGGGGATGGATTCCAACTGAGGTTGAGGTATTATCTACCTGGGCAAGGATAGAGCCGTTAAAGCAAAGCAGGAGCATTGAACAGGTGCAAATGGGATTACCCTCAACTTATAGGGTAGGTGTACAGGTAAGGAAAAACTTTAATCCTACTATCGCGATGGTAGTAGAATGGAAAGGTAGCGACTATCAGATTATCACATCGCCAACGGTTGAAAATTGCCGAACAGGGCAAGAGTGGGTATTTGATATAACTAAGCCTAACAATGGCTAGAGGGTCATCTTTGATAAACACTGTCACTAAGGATCTGAAACAGTATCAGACAGGAGTAATTATCAAGATAAGAAAGCTGGTTATTGACAGCCTTACCAGGATTGAAATAATGGCTCAAAGGTCGTTGAATACTCATAGTTATCAATCAGGAGAGAGTCTAAACTTTATCGTTGTTCAAAAGAAGATATCAGAAGGTGGTTTGCAGGGGGAAGTTGGTGTTATGGGTTCGGACCCATTGCCGGCATACATTGAGTTTGGAACAGGGTTATTTGCAGCGGATATATTGGCACCATATCCCCAATGGATAAAGGATATAGCAATGACATTCTATGTTAACGGCCAAGGTACTTTACAAGGAAAGCCATATCTGTACAATAATTTTCTGATAGTAAAAATAGAGTTTGAGAAGAAGTTGCAAGAAATATTGGACCAAGAGGTTAAAAGCTAATGGAATCGACACAAGCAGTAAGAAACGCAGTTTATAATGCAATCAGTGCAATATCCTTGTCCGGTAAATTAATTCCTGTTTTCGATGGACTAGTTAATCCCTTAGTTTCAATACCGGTAATCAATAAAGCATCATGCTATATCGTGCTTCAAGATCAACAAGAGAATTTAGGGGCAAATCAGAACATGTGCATCGAACGAATGGAGCAAAATATAACCATCCGTATTGTTACTAAATTTTCAACTGCAGGTGTTACCGACAGATCAATATCAGAGTCAATTGCTGATTTTGTTAAGAAAGCTATCCGCACAGGCAGAAATCACAACCTTTCATCTCAAAACATCAACATTCAAAAGGTTTTAGCCCCAATTGTCCAGCAAACAGATGAGTTTGCAAACGGCCAAACGGCTTTAAGTAAGATATTAATTTATTCAATAATAGTAAATCAATAAAAAAATGGCAGATACATATATTGAAGGATGGAAAGGAATTCTTTCTGTTTGGGACACAACAGCAAGCGCTTATAAACCATTGGCCTGCTTGACTAAAACGTCACATTCAATGCAAGGTGTGACTAAGGATAAAGTAAATTACTGTACTCAGGGAAAGACTATTACTACGCTTCAAAGCGTAAATGAGACGGTTGATTTTGAAGGCGAGGTTATTGATACCACAGCAGTAGGTGGGGCAAATACGAAAGTGTCTCTAGGTGATCTAAAAGAGCTTATGCGCAAGCAGGCACTAAACAAGTCAGTTGATACATTCAAATTGGATCGTGATTTTGACGGTGTTCTTTATTTCCCTGGGCAGATCCTTTCGCTAAGCGATACTTACCAGGCCGATTCAGACGCAACGTTTACAGGTCAATTGTCAGTATTAGACACACCGACATCAGTAGATCCACACGCAGCACCATAAATACAATACTATGAACGAATCAACTATCAAATTCAAAGGAGAAGAAGTTAAGGTACGTTTCGGTAGCTGGGTAATGATGAACTTGGAGAAAAAAGGTTGGGGCATTGATTTAGCATCAATTCTCAACCGGATTTCTTCCAATGTTTATGAGTCATTAGCAGAAATTATATACTTCGGTATATGCGAAACAAATGGCAGAAGTGCTAAGATGACCGAGATATCTATTGATGAAATGTACGATGTAATCGATGATATGAGTAAAGAAGACCCGGGGGCGATTGTAAAGATTAGAAACCTGTTTCTTGTTTCTGCTTTTGGTGATGAAGTGTTAAAGATATTCGAAAAACCTGAATTACAAGATCAAGTAGAGGGTAAAGAATCAAAAAAAAACACATCGTCAAAGCGGCAAAAATTGAATGGGAAATAGATCATCTATCGTTTGCAGTTGGCGAACTAGGACTACGACTTGATGAATTCTATAGTATGCCATGGTATGAATATCTTCTTAAATGCTATTCGTACAATCGGCAGTCTAAAGAGGATATGCAAAAAGTTAGGTTTATAGCCTATCATTCGCACATATCATCAAGCATCAAGCTTCAACGTATTCCAACACTGGATCAATTCCTACCTATCAAGGGTGATAAAACAGTAAAATCGGTTTCCGAAAGTTCGAAAGAAAAGTACTTGGCAGAATACAAAGGTTATTTAGAAAAAAAACAGGGCACAAATGGGGTTTAGCGCAAAACTTGAAGCAGATTTAACCAACTGGAGCAGAAACATTAATAAGGCTGGGAATGAGTTCGACAACTTTGCGAGCAAAACCCAAAAAGATATTAATGCTATAAACAATAGCTTTAAGCAAATAAATGGCAATTCCATTGGTGGGCTTCAAAACAGGTTAACTCTTCTAAAGCAAAATCTAGAAAATGCTACGGATATAAAAAGTATTGCCAAATACAATATCCGTATCAGAGATACACAGGATGAAATAGCTAAGTTAAAAAACTTAGGCCTACAAGCAGGCAATGCAACCAAAAATATTGTCACTCCTTCCACTACAACAGGATTAAAAAGTCTTACACAATCATTTGGCGCTGCAAATGGGGTTGCGATGGAATTCAATAGAATTATCCAGGATGCGCCATTTGGAATGATGGGTATAGGAAATAATATTCAACAATTGACTTCAAATTTTGCCTTGCTTAAATCTCAAACTGGCAGTACCGGTTCGGCGATCAAAGCAACTTTTGCAAGTGTCCTTTCCTCGGGCAACCTGTTGGCATTAGGGGTCGCTACAATCACTTCTGCCTGGACCGCCTACACCATGTGGTCACAAAGATCCAACAAGGCAACAAAGGATAACAAAGATGAATTTGACAAGCTTGTAGAAAGCCTTTCAGAAACATCTACTGTTATGTATGACGCTGCCAAATCCTCAGGACGAGAGGCGGCTGAACTTAGGGCATTATACTCTATTTCCCAAGATACAACACAGAGTGTCGATGAGCGTAAGAATGCGGCACAGAGGTTAATAAAACAGTACCCAGAATTATTTGGTAAGTTCAATTCTGAGCAGGTAATGCTTGGTAAGGCAAAAATTGCCTACGACGAATTGAGTAAATCTATTCTTGCTACAGCAAGGGCACAGGCTGCCTATGGAAAAATCGGTGAAAAGGTATCTGAGCAGATTGCGATAGATGAAGCCAATAAGGCTATACAAAAGGAGATTGACCTAACCAACCAACTAATTAAGGTCAACCAAGCTAAAGGCCAAAGTCTTGCTGGATCAATAAGTCAAGGCAACACTGCCGAAGAAGCTAGGGATTTGGCAGCGGCTTCTGATGCGCTTAAAAGTTCAGCGGGACTTCGTGAAAAGGTAAATGAACTTAATAAGCAGTACACTGACAACCTACTCAAAAGAGCATCTTTACAAGAAGGCATTAATGACCTTGAGAAGATTGCTATATCCAATCAAGTAGATATTAATAATCAGTTTGGAATTGGGGTCGAGAAAGTAAAAGACCTTACTGATAAAATTGCAGGATTAAAAGATGAATTAAACCAATTCATCCAAGCAGGTAGGGATCAGGGATTGCTGATTACTCAATTGGAAAATATTGACATCAAGTACAATGCAATATATAAGGTTATACAGGAAATAGGAAATGTTGATCCATTTAAAGTAGCTTTAGTTGGAGGTATGAAATTAGAGGAACAGTTGGACTCTGTTATCTCTAAAATGAAGACACAAACAGCCAATCCGTTATTAAACTTCACTTTACCTAATATACAGACAGGTCAATTAGATAAGTCGCTAGGAGATTTAAAAGCTAATGTTTATTCACAAGGTCAGGAAGTCGCAATGTCATTCAATGATGGATTTTCAAAAATTCTTCAAGATTCGGTAGCAATGACAGTAACAAACTTAGCAACAGATATTGGATCTGCATTAGCAGAGGGCGGCAATATTTTAACGGCAATGGGGAAGAGTTTATTAGGTTCAATGGGATCTATATTAATAGAATTAGGGAAAATGGCTATTAAAACGGGGGCTGGTATTTTGGCGGTTAAAATAGCATTAAAGTCACTAAATCCTTATGTGGCTATTGCCGCAGGTGCAGGGCTAATAGCAATAGGTGCAGCATTCAGTTCTAGCGCCAGAAATTTAGGCACCTCAATGGGGTCAGGGGGATATTCAGGAGGTTACTCCGCAAACATATCATCATCTTCCGATTATTCAGAATTCAGGGGTGCACGATATGATAATAGTAGACAAGTAGTTCAGCTTGAATTAAAGAACGGTAATCTAATGGGCGCCATAAAATGGGGTGAGGAACGTAACAACAGACTATCGTAATGGCATACAATACTAAATACATATTGAACTATTGTAACCGATATGGTGATAAACTTACTATCGAGCTTCAAGTTGATGGGTACGTTGGTCAAGCATTTATCATAGTCAACAATGAAGACTATTTACAGGATGACCGCGGACGATTTGTAACAGTAAATGTTGACGGTTCATACGATCCGGAAAGGGATAAAAATAAAATTGAAGGAAGCACGAACCCTTTCTCATTAACCTACAGGAATGATCGAAGCGAAAAAGGCGGCGCTATTCGGGCCACATCTGCCACAATGGAGTTTTTCGAGGATATGCTTTTCAATATCGACGATTTAGCAACATCAGACGAAACAGAATTAAGATGCGTGTTCAATCTCAATGATGCTATTGAATGGATAGGCTTTGTTACTCCTGATTTCTTCAATGTAGCTATTGAAAGTAATCCTGTAATCAGTTTAACAGCTTCAGATCGTATTGGAGTTTTGAAAGATGTTGATTATCCAATAACGACTACAATTGACGAAACGGTTACTAAGTTAGATATTATCATTAAATGCTTAAAGGAAACCGGTTTAGAGTTGCCTATAAATGTTATATGTGACATATTCAGTGATCAATTCGCAGAGTTGGAAGGTAATCCATTAAAAAATTCGTATGTACACGAATGGCGTTCTGTAAAAGATATTGAAAAAAAGGACGTAGAAAAATGTTATACCATTTTGCAGCAAATAATGGATGAGTACAACTGTCTATTAACTCAATATAGAGGGGAGTGGTGGATAGTAAATAAATATAATCACGAGAGAGGTTTAGGTAAGTTATGGCATTATGATAGTGATGGAAATCTTGTATCAAACCAAGATGTAAAATTTGGTGAAACATTTTTCAACGAAATAAACACAGGAGGAGAAAGGACTATTATTCCGGCTGGCGCAAAGAATACCTTTGTTTTACTTAACGGTCCTGAAATAGTTTATCCATTAAATTATTCGTTACAATCCTATATTGGTAATACACCTGAATATTGGAATGACATTGGGTCATTACTTTATTTAAAAACAAATCTTGTGCCTACGAGCTATTTGGCTAATGGCAATGTCGACAGGTATTATCAAGACTCTAAAAACAATCTTAGGATAACCGATTACATTTTGGGCAATGGAGATCTTGTTGCATTAAATGTTAGATGGAATTGGGATAACTTAACATCTGATTCATTTAGAATTGGATCAGTATCTGGTGAGACATTAAGTGTTACACTATCTGTTAAAGCTGTTGGTAAGCCTAACACCGGAATATTAACCACGTTCTGTTTATATTTTCCGGGTAGTAATTTAGTTTTTCGTAATTCTAATCTTAATGATGAAACCTGGTATTGCGATTCTTTATCAAATTTAAATAATCCTTCAAGGGTAATGCCTATTGCTCCTTTTAAATTTGATAATAAATACAATGATGTTAATCTAGCTGTTGATACAGAGTTCAAGACAACTAAAAACACATCTATAACAGGTTTAAAAAAAGTAGCAACAAATTTTGGGTTTACTTTAAATGAAAACGATTTCAAATCTGCTGAAGCATTTGTAAAAATTTATCCATGTTTTACACCTGATACGAATATTGCTACCGATACAATAATTAAAGAAGTAAAGGTTACTTATGAAAACGACAATCAAAATCCAAAGGGCGTAGTTTTTCAAACTTTTCTAGAGGGAAGGTTTACAAAGCCTACAGAGCGACGTAACCTTATGTGGGGAGACTATCAGACATTCGGGCAGAATGGATACTTCTACAAATACCGCGAAGATTCCCTAAGCATCATATACAACCAGGCAGGGCAGATGACCAAAGACTGGTATACGCCTTGGGACAATTCGCGTCAGCCTTTATTGCTTCATTCCTTAAGACAGCTTACAAAAACGTATGCACACGCTCACGATGAATTGAGGATCGGATTCGATCTTAAAAGGATTGACCCATTCAGCCACTTTGCGATAAGGTGTGTAAGCGAAGAATACCTACAGGTGAACGAGGAAGAAGATTATTTACAGGACGGCAAATCAAGATATATAACAGCCAATATTGGCAAGTATTTAAACAATAAACGATTTATCCTAGTGAAGGGAACTATTGATTATCTAAGATCAAGTTTCACCGGAGTACTAGCAGAAATCGTAAACACTGAAAAAGAAACAACAGAGTATATCTACTCTTATTTTGAAGATTCTAATATTAAGTAATAATGGCAACAGTAAAGTTTTGGCAAGGAATGGACGAAGCTTCAAATATTGAAGGGGCGGACAAAATGATGATCGGCAAGAATGCCACAGGAGAAGCACAATATGTCAATTTTGATAAAGCAAACCAATTCCTGAGCATCCAAGGAATGGAAATGAAGCCAGTTCCTGCAGGAGCATTGCCAGCCGGACCAGCCGGGGAAACCCGTACCATGGAAATACTGGAAGCAGGTACATGGACATGGAACGGACAGAGCTTTGTTAATCCATCAGGAAGCATAATGAAGCTTTGGTGGGACGGCACCACCTGGAGCTTAGGAAGCAGTGTTGCTTTGCCTAAGGGGATAGATGGAGTTAATGGAAAAACAGCAGAAAAATTCAACGCCAATAAGTCGGGTGGTTATTTGGTTGGTGACACAGTATTCTATACCGATGGATTTACATACGAAGTAATTTCGGCTGCAGCTATGGGAGAAAGCCCAGTAACTAATCCAGAGAAATTCATCAATTTAGATTTAAGAGATAATACAAAAGTGCCAAAGTCAAATACCAATGACAAGAACTTATATGACTTAAGTACTATATCTGGATTCTATATAGGAACGAGTACCACTCCTGTTGCTAACGAAAATAGCGAAACTTCTGACTGGTTACCAATTGAGGAATTGACCACATATTTATTGGTTAACACCAATAATGTTAACAATGCTGGGAATGTGTTATGGGGAGATTCTAAAAAGAATGTAATATCCAGAGGAACCGGGCTAACTACTACTGGATCATTATCACCCAAAGGTGCTAGATATGCTAAAATAAATGTCGTATATCAAAACGCATCTTTATTGGGAAAAGCTGCCCCTTATATTGTATTTGTCAAGAAGAATAAGCCTTTAAACTTTTATCGGCAAAACCCTTCTTTACTTAATTCAGATCCAAATCCTATTTCAGGATACGTAGAAATATTAAAGGCCCCTTTCAATCAATTTGCATTGAAAAAGAGATTAAATCTCTTCAATTATAAACGGGTATCCAAGGGCTTTAATCTTGGTTCGGGCGGCGCTATAGAATTTAACGTGTTAACTGGATTTGGCCGCCTTTCGGATTGGATTCCAGTAAAAGGCAGTACCTATTATACAAGATCAGGGGGTGTTAATACTCTTGTCAGGGGTATAGCATTTTTTGATACTGAATACAATCTGCTTTCAATAGATTTTTCAGCGTCCACAACGACAATCTTATCACCAGATAATTCTGCCTTTGCGTTATTGAACGTTCAAGATAAAGATTCTGCTCCAACAAGTGAAGATAATTATAGATTTTTCCAATTCCAAGAGGGAAGAGCAGCTACTCCATTTAGAGAATATGACGATCTTGATGTGCTTGTTATTTCTGATGAAATCAAAGAGACCGATACCAGTGTTATTAATTCTATTGCTGTAAACAAGAAGCTCAATGCATTTTCAGTTAAGTATAATGATGATGTCAATAATTTTATTAAAGAAGACGGAAGTGCTTATAAAAATGCTAATGACGCGTTAGTTGCAGACGCTAATTACTCCTATTATTACAAGTCTGTAAAAGAAGGCGATGTATATGATATTGAAGGTTTCTGTGATACCAATGTCAGTCAGGCTATTCTATTCAAATCAACTAATTTTATAGCCGCTAACAGAATAGAATATCTTGGTTTCCGTTCTTCACACGCATCTAATGACTTATTAAAAAATAGGGTTACGATATCTCAGGACGGGGTCCTTTTTGTGCAAAGGAGAGTGTCGCCTGTTTATTTCACTATTAAACAGGTGGTGGTAGATAAGTTGATTCCGGTATTGCAAAATAACGGCTTAGGAGTTGATAGGTATGTCAAAAAAAATGATAGCCTATTGATTTCACTGCTAAAGAACCTAAATTCTGGTTGGCAGGAAGTATCTAACACGGCAACACTTGTGAGGGATACGTACTTTACTAATAGCGGCACACCTTTAGTTGGACAAAGCTATCTTAATGCATACGTGTTTCCAGTAAAAAAGGGTGACATGATTAAGTTCATAGGTTTTGCATACATGGCTGATACGGCTGTATCCAAACCATTTCCTGTTATTCTAAATACAAATAAATCTGATACTGCGGCAATCTTGTTAGCATCTAACACCGAGGCGCTATCTGCTCACGATGACACAAAAATTAAAACATACATAGTAAAAGCAGAGCAAGATGGATTTGTTAAAGTCAATGTAAGGTATTACCATTCCGGAGCATATCCTTTTTATATATATAAAAAAGAGTTAAATCCGTCAAAAATCTACGCAACACCTGATGACATCACAAATGTTGGTAACGTTAAATTTCCCTTCAATAACTCAATTGTTGTCAACGAATGGTCTAAAGATTTATTTGCCCACAATGCTAATATTTATAACTACAATAACGGCAATGTAGGCGAAATGTTGAATATTTACTTCTGCAACGAAACTGGATATGGAGAGTCGTTAGACGGCAAATTAATTACGAAGTTGTCTGTACTTAATGTGAAAGATTTCGGTAAACCTACATTTCAGGTTGTTTTGCAAACAGGAATGACTGTCGGCACCTTTAAGCAAAGAGCCGCTTCACAAGGAGGTATAGGTGTGCTTGATCCCTCAATATTTCAGGATGACTCAGGAAATGTGCTTTGTTTAATCATCTGTGATAACGAAAATGACGCTAAAGGGGTTCGATATGGAGGTAGGTATTATGACATGGCCACAAAAACTTTTGGAAATTCAATTGTGCCTATCAACCTTACTTATAATGGTGTACAGAAGGAACTGACTATTAACAACTTCGTTGATATTATTCAACAGGAAACTGGATACACAAATATCTCAAAACGCTATCCAATTATTACGGGATATTTCCCTAAATACAACGGATACTATTACACCTGTATAGCTACTTTAACTAACAGCAGTAACGATGGCTACACAGGAAGTATAATAAGAACAATAGACGGGGTCAACTGGGAGTATGTAAAGACACTTCCTGGAACGGGTAGAGCCGCATGGGAATTGGCTCCGGAAATAATAGGTAATTACCTTTATATTTCTGTAAGAGATGTTGGGTTATCTCAACAGACCTTATTGCACAGATATAATCTTATTACACAAGAATTTGACATTACAAAAGTTCTTGATAACGGTGTGAGTACCAGGACTTGCTTATTGTATAAAAAAAGTAAGCTATACCTGATTAGAAATATTCTTCCAAATTATATTAATAGTTACGGTACTACAGTAAATAGAAGCAGGATAGAAATATCTGTGCTTAATCATAATACTTTAGAACAGATAGTTACTCAGGAGATACTGACAGAATTTGGGTGTCATTACCCCAGTATCGCTGAAAAAGGGGGGAATCATTATATGGTATACACAGAAGATAGAGCGCTTTACAATCCTGTGTCGCCAAAGCAGAATATATGTATAGTGAAACTCGACGATTATTTAAAAATTTAGCCATGAAAGTAAAAGACAATCTATTATACAATAACGACGGAACGCCAGTTGAGTTCCGTCAATCTCCAAACATCAGTTCGGGAACAAAGGATATTCGTTTTATCCTACTCCACTTCGATGCTGCTAGCAACTCGACATCTGCTGTCAATTGGCTTACACAAAAAGCTTCAGGAGTGAGCGCAGATTTACATATCACAAAAGCCGGATATGTAACCCAAATGGCAAAGTTCAACCAAATTACTTGGCACGCCGGCAGAAGCGAATGGAATGGATTCACTAATCTCAATCGATATGCTATTGGTATTGAGCAGGAAAATATGGGGATGGTCAAAGGAGCATACCAAGACTGGACAGAAGTACAGATTCAAAAATGTATTGAAGTGTGTAAGGCCTTGGTAAAAGCTTATCCATCGATCACCGACATTCTTGGACATGAAGAAGTAGCAATGCCGCGTGGACGTAAAGATGATCCGGGACCAAAATTTCCAATGGAGAGGGTGCGGAGAGAGGTTTTCGGAACAAATACAGTAATGACAAAGCATACTACCTCAGGCTTAAACCTTCGACAAGGTGCTGGCACCCAATACGATGTTATATCTGTCATTCCAGCTGGTGTAGAAGTTAGTATTTTGTCGGCTCAGGGGGACTGGTCAGAAGTATTGTTATGTAGCAGCAAGCAACATGGATGGGTGAGCAGTAAATATTTAAAATAATGGCAGAGGAAAAAGACGATTTCATCGACAGAAAGATTAATGGTGTAGGAAAGTTTACACAATGGATAAAGGACAATCCAATGGCTTTTCTATGTGCCTTTGTATCTGCCTTGCTGATATTATTCATTTGCTTATACATTGAAGCAAAGAATGAGAATATTGCTTTATTGAAGTCTACTAGCCAACAGGTGCAGGATGAGATTCGTAAGCAATTGCCAGCTGAACTTAGGCCAGCGGTAGAAAAAGAAGTAAGCAAACAAACAGCACCTATGCGTGAGCAGGTAGACACAACTACCAGTCAAATTAAACAGATCATCAGGGAGGTAATAAGATGAAAAAATTAGTATTGTTATTGATGCTATTAGGGTCGGTTACCCTGATTTCATCAAATGGAAAGCAAAGGATTAATAAGCCTGATTTAGTAAATAGCTTGGACAGCCTAAAGCAATCGGTTATCGAGCTTAATTCAATATTGAAGTATGCTAAATAAACTAATTGCATCGGTGGTCATAGTGGCCACCTTTGCTTCCTGTGGGCTATTTCGAAAGTCAACAAAGCACGTCGAAAAATCTTCTTTGGAAGTGGTTAGCAAGCGCGATAGTTCCCTGTCCGAGAAAACCCAAAAAGATAGCCTACAGCGCACGGTAACGGTTGATAAGGGTGTAATTATTACGGAAACTGAAACTACTACAGTGACCGAAAAAAAAGGTGGTAAAGTAAGCGGATCTGTACCTGTTGATAAGGCACTTTCAGGAGCGGAGATATTACTTAAAGACAGCGCTGGTTTTAAGATATTGGTGCAGCTCGATACGCTCAAGCAAACTTTGACTGTAAGGTCGGAATCTCCGGGAGAAAAGATTACCCTGCATACTAAGCAGACGGTAACCGAGAATAAAGATTACAGCGAGAAAAGCGAAAAGCAGGGAAGCGAGAAACTTGAAAAGCAGGTAGCAACTTCAATTGAACACCGGCAGAAAGAATCGGCAAAGATTGAGGATGTGAAAAAAGAGCCAAAAGGCTCAATGATGATTTGGCTAGGATTAGGTTCTTTGGTTTTTGTTATTGGATTGCTTTTATTTTTCGGATTTCGACCAAAAAAGCCAAAGGAAGAAAACAAAATAACAAGTTAGCTGTTATTAAGTCTGAATCAAAGGTAAAATACATTTCATTTGTTAAGGTCGAGCCTGGTAACTCGGCCTTTTTTTATTTTATTAAAACCAAACGTTATTCGATATTGTATTATTGGTACTTTTCATATAGGTAGTAATTTAAAACCTTGAGATCTCTCCCAGACTCAGGGTTTTTTTATTTAGCAAAACAATTCTAAATATTACTTGTTATACAAATTCTCAATAATAGGTAACTATAAAACATGTATAGGTCGAGATTCTCAGTCTCGGCCTTTTTTTTAAACAAAAGTGGAATTAGATTTGTACTATAGATACTTTTCAAAAATATAGGTTAATAATGGCTAAAGCCTTGGGTTCCCCACTCAAGGCTTTTTTAATTTTTATCAAACCAAGAGTATTTTGCTTTTGTCCACTGATTGACGATCCATCAAAGTCTATCAGTTCAGTTGGTTGATTTATTTGTATGGTCAGGTTTAAGGCCTGGCCATTTTTCAATGTATATCCCGGTCCTATATGGATCTGTCTATAATTTAGTTAGGGATGGTCGTAAGATCAGCCTTTTTTTATAACGTAGGAATTTCCCCTGATTCGATCATCTCAATCATTATTGCAATTTAAAAAATTTAGCGAAGTAAAACAAGCGCCCCGAATACTTTAGTCGGAGCGCTTCTATTTGTTGTTTGGTGATTTTCAATTTTTTGTTTTTTTACTACTGAAGATGTGGATAATACACAATAGTAATATTATTGGAGAAAATGGTAAAGTATATACCAATATCAACATTGCAAGAATAGTCCAAAAATTATCACTTGTCATACTTCTTTATTAAACATTTCAGTTTGATCCTTCGCTAGCTTTTGTCCAGTCGATAGCTTATATACACCTAGCTTCACACGTATAAGCATTCCTGCCTTTACCATTCTTGAGAGAATATCGCCTACGTGCTTAGCGGTGTTGATGTAAAAAGGGATAAGATCGCAAGCTTGTTTCTTGGTTATTATGCTGTCGTTCCGCCTTGCATAGTCGACTATTTTGCGTTGGTGTGGCGTTAGTTGTGTCATACCCCCAACTCCTTTCTGACTAAATCCAACATTTCGGCTAACGATTTACCATTGGATATCAGACCTGTTATTTCCTCATACTTGTAAACTACCGACCAGTAGAAATCATCAGAGGAAGCGCCACCATCATCACATTCTTTAAAATTGATGAGCTTTTGAGCTATCTGGTCGCAGTGTGTATGCATTTTCCATGTGAATGTATCTCCATCAAATTCGTTGTACTGACGGGTGTATTCTGTACCTATTTCGATAGGCATTCTGCAATAGTTGCATCGATGAACTTTGCGTGCCTTTTGGGTTGTTTGGTTTATTACGTTTGTCATCACACGTCCCTCCTTAATCCAATATCCTTTGCAGGAACGCCACTAATGAACGTCAATTTCACAGTAGAAGCAATACATTTAAAAGTGATAGTTCTCTTACTTCTTTTTATGATAGTGGCTTTTCTATCGGTGCCTAAACCGTTGTAGATAATTTTATCACCTACTTTTAATTCGTTTTCAAATAATTCTTTCATCTTCTTTCTTCTTTACCACCCTAGACTATACTAGGGTGGGGGTTAGTTAATTTCTTCCTCTTCTTGATCTATTTTTTCATCAAGTCCTATTTGCTTTCGAAATCTGGCTAAGTGTGCTTGAGCATCATTTGCCATGCCCTCAATATGATTATGGTACATATCCAAAATTTCACCCAACTCTTTATATGTGGTAGAATCCTTTATTTCATATTGATAATGAATTTCAAGACCCCAATAGTCCCTATACTCCCTGATTTGTTTTTTTATCTCTTTCATGGCTTTTTAAGTGTTTTTTAAAATTTGAGTAGGCTAATTGGGCGTTATGTTTCCAGTCGCCTAAAATGGTTTTTGATGGGTATTCTCCTGGGAACTCTCTTAAACAATGAGGACATATGTATGTCCCTTTATCAAGATGTTGGTATGGGTTCATTTCTTTCTCCTTTTTAAACTTACAAGTTCAAGGCAAACCACCGAATTATTACGCGAGTGTCTCGACCGGAAAGTCATCACCTCATCGATAACACGGGATAGTTCGCGCGGATCGATACACTCTATCGACGCTGCTTCTTCCAATGTGAGTATATCGCCTATTATTAATTCGATTAGTTCGCCTATTTCATGGGGTGTCATGCTGTTTGTTCTATCAAATGGGGATATTTATTCATTATCCATTCTCGTACACTATCATAAGTTGAGTTATATTCTTCGCCAACTTCGTCAGTCGATTCAAAGAATCCGGATTGATGCTCGCCTTGTTTACCAAACAGCCGTATTTGCGTTTTTAAAATTTCTTCGGCTCGTTTCTTGGTTAACTTATCCAATTTTGCTATGTCTCCTTGGGTATAGAAATAATCTGCCAATGCTGTTGTAAATGTCCTAAAGGTAATTACCACCTCGGTTCGGTAGTATAGGCATGGCGCACCGGATTTTAATGTTCCCTTGTTCATCTCTTTTCTCCTTTCAGTCTTTTTAATAGCCTATCAATCTTGAATACTTTCTGAGCGTTGACCATATCTCTGAAACCTGAATCTGAATGCATTTGCTCAACTTGTTCCATCATAATTTCAAGATCAGCGAATTCCTCAACCATATGAGAAAACGTATTATTATCTGACTTTCTAATCTGTTTACGGACCGCAAGAGCAAATTCCAAAGCTTCTTCAATAGCCATTTCCATTTGAGAATATTGTCCCCATTTTTCGCCCGCTTTTTTGTATACTTCTTGACGTTGTTCTAAAGCATTATCAATTTTAGGTGGTTCTAATTCTTCTAGCCACCATTCGATTTTAAGCCGTGAGAAGTCTAGGAAATGAACGTTTCCAATACTTGTTTCATACCTTTTGTAATCGGTAGGAATTCTTTCTGATGTCTTTACCTGTCTAAAAAGCTTATCCATTTCCTTTGGTATATTTAGTGTTAATTAATCTCTAAAACTTCACTTGGATAGTAAATCATTCCTGCCATTCCTGTAGAAACAATTTCTTTTCTGTAGTCTGATTTAGAATGTCTGCTAATAACTTTATAGTGATGTTTTTCAACCCCCCTATGATTAATCCTAGTTATTTTTTCAGCTAGATAATAGTCGTTTTCCCAACGGGGAAGTTTGATTTTAACCTTATCCATTCCCTTTGGTCTCCTTTCCATCGAATTCCCACAGCGACAATTTCCCTTTTACATTCAAAATAGGCTCGTCAAACAATACTGGATTGGCTAATACCCAGTTGTAGATTATATAATCTGGCTCATTTTCTTCGCCAAAGGGCAAGCTGTTTACAGTAACATTATGATATGACTTTTCTGCCCAAATACTAGGATGATTAATTACACAATCGACAATATCCACTTTGCCGATGATGGCACCGAAAGGAAAATCTTTAATAACCATACTACTCCGCATGTCTTCGCCCATTACCTCCCACTGATCATCTGTAAATATGTTGTTAATATCTCCTGCAAATTTTGCGGATGCATGAATGTAAATCGTGCCACGGTATTTAGTTGCCCAAGTCCTGTTTTCAATATCCTTTATACCATGAGCAATAAGGCTTGCCCAGGGTTGTTTGATTGATAGGGTTTTCATGAGTTGGTCTCCTTTCCTTCGATAGAATTGATGTCTATAGCCAAGCCTTTTTCGATTAGGCCAAATACGTCGAATTGATTTTTAACAAGCCAATCTCTACTCTTACTAGTATATTCTAGGCGTAGATAGCCAGGCGGTTCGTATCTATCATACATAAGATCAAAATCTAAATCACTATCTAACCATATACCACCGGCGTTACTAACTTCAATACATTCCTTATTCAGTCTGATTATCCAAGATTCTTCAAAACTTTCATTGTAAATAGATAGATCAGATAGAGGGCGAAGGATTGGTTTAATGCGTTCAATATTTGGTTTGCTCCCTCCAACTGTTAGCGCCGACCAATACGAACAGTTTTTATCCCATTGATGAAAGCCTACAATTTCATCGTATTGCTTACCTACATAATCACATTTGTAGTCCAACATTTCGGCCTTCAACCCATACGGAAGATATGGCGCTAGATGTTCTAATGTCAGTTTATCCATTGGTTACCTCGCTTTCTTCATGGATGTTGCCGATTACTTCGGATTTAGTGTATTCAGATGAATGAACCCAATCGATAGCTTCACTACCAGGAGATTTCATTGCAAAAGCTGCATCATCCCAAACTACATAGGCAAATCCTAATTTCTCTGTTTGAAGTTTATCCCCCTCATATATCTCTTTACCATTATTGTCGAGTAGTCCGGTGAACTGTCCTACTGTTTCGGGGATGACTGGCGTTGTGCCTGACGGCTGTAGTATTTCAGATATTCCGTGTCTCTCGATGTAAAACCCATACACCCATCCTTTGCCATCTACTCGAAGGCCACGGAACTTTATTTGCCGTACTGGCGCTTTCTTTTCGTTATTCACCTGAAACCTCCTTTCTTGCTTTTAGCATGGCATCGGCTATTAAGTAGGATTCCTCTGCTAAATATTTAATTCCTTCAACTGTATTGCAGTGTCCGTTAGCTCGCATTTCAGATTGGGCAGAAAGAATACCCTGCATCGCCAGCCCTGCAAATTGGTCACGAAGCTGCTTTTCTTCTTTACGATTGATTTCGTCCAATCGCTTTTTATTTATTTCATCGCCTTGTTCCAAAAGTTCTTTTGCTCGCTGTTGTATTTCGTTATTCATGATTATTTCAGTTGTTTAAACAGGATGCCTGTGTTGAAAAAATATTCCATTTTACCGTTGTCATCTTCGATATAAAAACCGCCTTCACCATCGCTGACCCCTGTGTATTGTTGACCTTTTGTAAATTCCATTACCTTTGAGCCATCTTCGCTTATAGCTTCGTTTATACATTTAAATTCCATTCGTTTTAAGATTTATAAGGGTTAATAAATAGGGGCTTGGGGTGATGGCAAAGCCATGTAATGACTGACCATACCATCTTTTGACAGGCTCAATAATACACATAGATTTACGACAAATACACTAGGTTTTCCATCGACACAATACATGTAATTTTTCATGCCCGATGTCGGCAAATCCTCTTCACTATCTATACGTGTCCATCCGTTGTTGGTTTCGATGCCTTTTAATGATGCAGGCATATACAGATGATTATCAGTTTTATGGGCTATCATCAATAGATCATTCCAGGCTACTAAAGTGCTGCGCTCGTTGATAAGACAGATATAGCATTCTTGAACAATATCCTTTTCAACTTCCGGCCAGTATTGGCCGTAAGCTTCCTGTATTACTTCTTGCTTGCTTTTCATGGCTAAAGATCTTTTTTAGTTAATCCCATTCTTGCCATTGACTTTTTGATGCGCCACACGTCATATTGCTTCCAATACTTCATGAATTTTTTTGGCGTTGATGATCGGTTGAAAAATTGATTGAAATCATTCTCTTTACCTCTTAGATTTGGATTGAAATTCTTAACAACCAAGAATATTCTTTCAAGCTTATCGCCTGTTGCATCATCTCGAATAGAATCATCTTTAACGTATACAAAAGATGTTGTTCTTTTACTTTCAATACCGCCAGTGTGACACCAGCCTTTGCTTTTAGTTCTTTCCATCTTCTTTTCTTTTAAAGGCGCCAGTAAAGGCGACCATTATCGATTTAAAAATTGATTTATTATTTCTTCGTCAGATCTGGTATCCGACATCTTTACGAAAATTACTGTGTTCTTTGGATCACGTAGGCTTATCTGCCTTTGTTTTGTTACATCGTGAACCTTGGTTTTGAATACTGTTTCGCCTTTCAGAAGCTTGATTTCTCCTTTGTTCATTTTTTGAAGAAGATCCTCTTTAACTCCTGCAGGTTGTTTGTCAATCTTTTTAAGTTTTCGCTTTGGTTTTTCAGATATGACTTTTTCCTTTTTTACCTTAGTCGGTTTAGGCTTTTTACCAGCAGGAAACTTAAACTTATCTTTTAATGGACTGTCTTGTGTAGCTTGGTTAACAGCTCTTATGGTTCTGTTGTATTTAGCAGCAACTTCCTTGGAGGTCATTGTTAATCTGTCAGTCTCCATTTGCTTTTTCATACTGACTACATTTTGCCGATAAGCGCCATTTCTATAGCAAATGCTTTTTATAGTGTTGTATGATATGCCTGTTTGCTCGCTTATCTCTTTAAATTGAACCCCGCTCTTTCTGAGTTCAATTATTTTGTCTTTATGTTCACATGATACTCTCATAAGTTCAAATGTTAAGTCGTGAATAGGATAGACCCAATTGCCGTGCTTCTTCGGGATGGGTTTCTATGTGTTGATGATGTGGCCAGCAAAGGGCAGAAAAAAAGCGCTTATCAGTTAAGTAAGCGCCTTGGCGACCTCGGGTGTGGTGAAGTGTAACCTCTCTACTTTTGCAACCTGGATATTGGCAGATAGGATTTTCTTCGAGATATTTATCACGTAGGCCGCGGTAGCGCTTAAGCTGGTCCAGACTCTTTTTAGAAAATTTTCGTATTTGCTTTTTAGGCTTAGGTAGGGGAGTTTTCTTTCTTTGCTTTTCGTAGCACCAACAACACATCGATTTCGCATAGATTTGCCTAATATTATTGCAAACTACGCATGTTGATGTTTTGCGTTTAATCATCTGAGTTAAGGAATCTTATTAGAAAGGTTATTTGCCCAAAAGCGACAAATACCCACTTCCAATCAAATCCGAAAAGATTGCCTATACCATATGCAATTAGGAAGCCTAAAAAACAACAAAAAATTCCTACAATTAATTTTATTAAAAACATGTGATTACAGTTTATTAGTTACAAATAGTTTGTTGTTTCCTGGTAGTGGTGGTGTTTCCACTTTTTACAGTGTAATTGTATTCGGTCCGCCCTCTACAATCACTCCAATAAACTGTATACAAATCTTTAAATCTGTACACCTTACATCCGTCTTTTTCAAAAAGGAGGTCGATTTTAATATTACTGTTGTTAGTCTGTTCAGATTGAATAGCATCTTCACCACAGGAAAAAGCCAATGATAACAGGGCGATAATGACAATCGCCAATAATATTTTTGAAATAATTTTCATATTGATTCTATTTTAAATTCGATTCTAGGATTTGATTTGTCGAGGTATTTTTCTGCTACTATCTTGACACACTTGTTGTCGTTTTTTATCGCCTTAACCTTCTGCAAGCAATCAAGTACTATCTTTAAGCTGTTGTCAAGATCCGATCGCTGGGACGGATAAAACACCTTGATGTAAAGCTCGAAGTAACCGCTTATCATCTTATTTCGATAGTGGTTGCACTGGATAAAGAAGTCGTTTTCGTACTTTTTGAGAGAAGGTGTTTTGGCTAATGACCCATGGCCGGATAGAGTGATGATTTTGTAGCAATTGGATTTGCTCGGTGTATTACCAATTATTGTTTGCCACATAACAGTTCCTTTCTCAATCGCTCTGCTGTTTCTTGGTCAATTTTTCTAGTGTTGTAAAGATCCTTACACATTTGGCTGTTATGGAAATCAACCATATCTCTTCGTTGCAGATGTTGAATAGTAAATCCGGCCCCGGGATTATGTTTTAGTTCTGAAAAAACTAGATCACCAAGCTTATATTGGTGATCTTCTAAGCTTATTATCATTTCACAAAGCTCATTTAAGGTGACTTCATGATTAGGGTGTGACGGCAACAGTTCAAGCATTTTAAAAAATCCATCATGAAAAACAAGCAAGTCGCATCCATGGATGTCGAATGAATTTATGATATCTATTTCCATTACTTGGCCTAAATTGTTTAAGCGTTTTATAGCTTCTTTAAGCATCTTTTTGCTGTAAATTACAACGTGTACGTTTTCTAAGGTTCTTTCCATTTTACTTGATTTCTTTTAAAATTTGGGTTAGTTTCTCAGCAATTTCAGATGCCATAATTCGCATGCTTGAAACTCTTGTTTTATCACTGGCAAATTGCTGGTAGTGATCGCGAGTAACCGTTAGTTTTACAATTGCTGTCTTGTTTGAATTGCCAAAAATGTCAGTCGCTTCAACCTTTAGATTTTGCCTTTTTTTGATTTCCTGTTTCAGCTTCATTATTTCTAATTCGCATTCGTCAAGATCAGCGTTAAGGTTTTTCTTTCGCATAACCAAGTCGGCAAATGTTTCATGGTTCTGTTTTACTACCTTAAGCATTTCCCTAGTCTCACTAAGGTCAGCCTGTATTTTTTGCTTCTTCAACCCTAGCTGGCTTCTTTTGCCTTGGAGCTCTAGGATTGATCTTTCCAAATCGTGTTTATTTGCCATTGGTTAAATTCTAAAGTCTGGTGAATTAGTGTCGAATGAAATGAAGTTGCACATTTCACGGAGCCGTGACCTAACCCGGGAGCCGTATGTATCTTCGATTTCAGTCGATGTTAAATTTGCTGTGAAGTGAGTTTGTTTGGCTAATCCTGAATCATAACGACTGTAAATAATCTCTGCCATTACATCCATATCATTACCAAAATGTTTTTTAATGTTTTCGGTTCCAAGATCATCAAAGCAATAACCGATTTTATCCTGTCCAAAATTCATTTGAGGATATGAAGCAAGTAAATTGGAATACTTTTCGATTGAAATAGCTCCACCATTTGTTTTGTCGGTGTAGTCTTGTGATACTTTCCGGCAGGCAACAATAGCAAAGCTGTTTGTTGTGTTCCGTCCAAATGCTTTCATGATTGTAGTTTTCCCACAACCGACAGGCCCAACAAGCATAATTCCTTTGTTTAGTTTAAAGCCTGATTCCTCAAATTTGGGATCATTTGAAAAGTAGAAAGAAAGCAATTCGATTATTGACCTATTATAATCGTTTATAACGAAGTTTTTATTCAAGGCCTTAGCTTGGTTCAAAAAATACTCGAAAGTCTGTTGTGCGGTAAATTTAGGCGGTTCAGGAGGGTTATTAACCCTGTCCCAATATTCCTTAGATCTGATTTTGTTTAATTTTGCTTTTTTTGCGAGTTTTATTGCTTCAGATATCGCTGCTTTCTCTTCTTCCTCCGTCAATTCAACTTCGTTATAGCTTTCCGTAATCTGTGACAGACTTTGAAGGCTCTGTTCGGCTTGCATTACCTCGCTTATTGATTTTTCCATCTTTGTTAAATTTTGATTCGTTCTTATTCCAGGTAGCAAGCCTTTGGCCTACACCGAAAGTTTTTTCTTTTTCAAATCGCATCTTCGTGTCTTTTTGTCCGATCTCAGTCCAGTATCTCCAAAAATCATTGAGCATATCCCTTGTGTATTTTTCTCTGAAAGGATCTAACCAAGATTTGAATTCTGCCTTACGATCTTCAATTGTTTTTTTGGGGGGTGAAGTCGAAGTTTCTTCGACACTATTACCTTTATTTAAATCACTTTCTTTTTTACTATCCTTCTTACTCTTACTATCACTCTTATTCTTACTATCAAGGTTATTTTGGGTACCACTGGAACCCACTGGGTTTTCTTGGGATTCTTCGGTTGTTGTAACCTCTTGTTTATCAGTGCTTGGTGGTCTTCCTCCGTTGTTTCCGTTGGCTCTGTTTCTTTCAACAATCTTATCATATTTGATAAAATCCCTGTCGAATTGATTTTTGAATGGAATAAAAATTATATTGAGTAAAGGGGATAAAGTCGGTTCATTTCCTAAATGATATTGCCTAATAGCTTCGAATAGTTCTCCTTTTTGTTCATTGGACATACCTTCGAAAATTTCAAGACTATCCAAATGGAGAATGAAGGACTTTCTTTTCATATTTGAAACCTGTGTTTGTTAAATTATAGTTGTCTTCAGACTTAAAATGAAGTCCATTAATATCCATATGATATGAAAAACAGGTAAGGTTCTCTATAAGGTCAGGCAAGTAACAGAAACCGCTACTTCTGTCTATAGATTTGCCTATAAGAACAACATCATATGCGCATGCCCAACCTCTTTTGGACAAGTATGTTTCTATACCTTTCACATAAGTATAAGCCTGGATAAGTGTTGACATGTTGATCACGTCCTTTTTCAACTCGTACACAGTAAAATTTATTTGTTTCACATAATGCTCTCGGTAAAATGTAACGAGGTCAGCAATGCCGTAATTGCCAATTCTTAGTTGCCTGTATCTTTTTCCGAAAATTGGGAGTCCTTTCCGTTGAAGAATTTCATCGTCGTTTTCCCAGACAATTTGCTCTAAATCTTTTTCTAGAAAATCCATAATCTATTCCTCCGATAAGCTGTAAATTGTTTGTGGACCTGTTTTAAGTATGCGACAGCCGTTATTAAATGGGCTATTGTATGTTAAAACAGCCGCCATTCCTTGTTCAGTTATTTGGTTAAATAACTTCAAAGCATAGGTTTTATCTGAAAGCCTTACTGGGGTAAGGCTATGTCTAGGCGCTGTAATTTTGTAAGGCGTATCTTTATCCAACTCGTTGTTAAGATACTCTGCTCTATCAATTTGGTTCATTTTGTTTCGGTACTTGAAGGGAACAAAACCCATGATTTCACTAATTCATTTGGATCAGGTAGGTAAACTCCGATAAACTCTGTTAACCATCTTTGTATATCTTCTTTGAAAAGAAAAAACTGGGTGTTATCTAATGCGTCTACTGATTTGGGTTCTACTTTGTAAACATTCTTATTTTCATCCCAAATCTCGACAGGTGGGCAAAATCTTTCTCTTAAATACATGTGTACAACTTCTTTTGGAGAAACTTCAGATTGAGGCACGCCAGTATCAATTAAACACTGGCGTACAATAGGCACAATCGTACACATGTAGTACTTTAGTAACTTAGGAGACAGCATCAATTAAGTGGAATTCTATTTCTCCACCGTCAAAGTCTGGACGCTCTATAAGCAATTGCAAGTCGTTTTCTTTTGCCCAATTTTCGATTTCTTGCAATGAATTCTTATCAAGGTATGAAGCATCGAAATGCAGTGTTTTAACTTCTCCAATATTCAATGCAGCCAGCTTAAGAGCTGCTATGTATATGGCTGATGTACTTAACTGAGCTTTAGATAAAGAATGACCTAAGTACGTAACGCCATCATCAGAAAAACCGAAACCTACAGGTAGTTTTGCTTTCTTGATCATATCAACTTTTTCGGCTTCAATTTTCTTAACCAGGTCATCAGCAGCCTTTGCTTCTTTTTCTGAATTATCAAATTGTTCTTTGATCTCTAGAGCCTTGTTGTTTTCTTCGATAGCTTCGTTACCTTTTATGATATCGTCAATCTGATCTTGGAGTTTTTGCGCTTCTTCTTCGGTTTTTGGTTGGTTTTCTTTAACCTCAATCCAAGCTTTGCCCTTGGTAATTTCAGCTTCTAAAGACTTTATCTTATCTTCTTCAATTGTAATTAGGTCACGAAGTCTTAAAATTTCGTTTTCTGAGACAATGACTTTATTCTCTTTTTCAGTTATGGCATCAGTAACGTATTTGTACTTTTCATTATGTGAGTCAATTCCGGCCAATTGCTGCTGCAGTTCAATAAAAGGTTTTGGTTCCTTTCCAAGATCTTTGTTTACTGGCTTTAATTTGGCCCTGTCTGATTCCAGTTGCTTATTGGCAAATGTTCGGTTTTCGTAGGCTTCTTTATATCTACGATCGACGTCAGTAAAATCAATACCGACAATCTTTTGTATCATTTCCCGTTGCTTCTGTGGTCCTTCATTGAGAAACTTGTCAATATCGAATCCTTTAGGAAAATACCGCTCTGAAATCTCCTTTGTAATAGAGGTTTTTATATTTTCTTTGGTGATGAAAATAAGCTTTTCGCCTACCTTTGTTTTGTTGTCGAACTGCCACCGGAACTTTTCCCCAGTGGTCAATTCCCATTCGGCAAAACCTTCTGTTTCTCCTTCTTTTAGAATTACATCAGGCTTAGTTTGTTTAAGCCGGTCAGGAAGAGAGCGTAAGAAGCTAGATTTGCCTTTATTGTTACCGCCTGTGATTATAGCTGTGCAGCCATTAAAGTCTGCTGTAAGGCTGCTAATTGCTTTTAAATTTGATACTGTGATTGTTTTAACTTTGCTCATGATAAGTTTATTTTTTTAATGTTAGTTTATATCCCAATTTTCCAGTCCTTAAAGGCGGCTGGATAACTTCGCCTGTATCTTCGTCTATAAACTCTTTCCTAAGAGTCTTTAGAAATTCTTCCCTTGCTTTTCTCTTTGCTAATAAAGGTTCAATTTGCGATGTCAATAAGTCCCACTCGCCATCATTACAATATGAATAGTCATATCTAACACCTGTTTCTTCCTCAGTTATTTGAGTTCCGTACATAACCAATTGCTCGCCTTTTTGAAGCTTTATTTTGCCTGAAACAAGCTGTCTTATCGAATCATTGTAAGTCTTTGATAATTCGTCTAGCTTTCGGCCTATAACAAGAGCTTTAATAGGATCTTCAAGGCCTTCATTTAGTCTATGGGCCACATTAGATACTATCAATGAAATATTTTCTTTTGAAAAATTCAGTAGGGGATTAGAGTCAGGAAGAATCAAAAAATTATTTTCGTCTTCCATGGTTTAGAATGGTAAAGGGTTGCCGGTATCTTCATTTGGATCATTAGGGGAATCAGACTGATTAAAATCAGCTTGTTCGGCATCCCGCATGGCGTTGTATTCAATACTTGTTGCCACCTTTTCTTTAATGAAGTTTGGAAGTAAATTAAATGTTTCTTCACTCCAATTGTCGTATTCAAGTACTAAAGGCTTTGTGATAGCATCAGGGACTGTTGTTCCCTTAACTACATTTGAAATAGATGCTATTTCTTCATATACCTTGCCATTAGTGCTTTTCTTGTGGGTAATTGTGAGCATGCAAGGTACTCCTACAAGAACTGAAATATCAAATTGTCGTGCTTCATCTTCTGTGAAGTCTTTGCTTCTCCATGACTTAAGATCCTTTCGCAAATGAGCGTTCTCATGTAATGAAAGAGTGTACTCTTTTGAAATTACAATTGGTTGCTCACCGTTTTCCTCTTTGAAAACTTTCAATTCAGTTGGGAGCTCCCAGCCTATGCGGACCTTATTCAGGGTCTTTTCATCACCGTTTATAGTTTCCTTTACGGTGCCTATATGGATCATTTGATAGCAGCGCGCTAAATATGTTCCTTCTGCTATTAATTCTCTTGGTGTTGTTGGTTCTGAAGTTGCGTAAATTGCCATTGTATTATTATTTATCAAATTGATTTAAAAAACTTATTATCTCATCATGGTAGTAGATAGAAGCAAAACCTATTGCGAATGTTACTACCAGGATAAGCCATCCGTAATAAAATCCTCTTTCGTCACTGTCCATGGTTGACCAACGGTACCCGAACCGTTTTAATTTTCTTTTTAATGTTTTCATATCGTTGTTTATTAGTGGTGACTTAATTGGACCAGCTTAAGAACCTGGGCAGTGTCGAAGTAAACTTTTGAAGATTGGCCGTCTTGTCTTACCGGCTTAAGCCCTTTTTTTCTTACTAGATTTGAGTAGGTAGATAAATCAAAAGCTTTTATTATATCTGCTCTTGTAACCTGTAGTTTAGACTTGAATTTCTTCTTATTCGAGTCGTTTTCCCATTCGATCACCTTAAGAGCTGATCTCATGGCAATTTCTTCTATATATTTTTCCATATGATTAGGGATTTGATTTTAAAAGAATGGCGGTTTTCAGATGTATTATTTTAGCCTGCAGACTACCGCCAAAAGGTTGGGCATTTTCAAGGTGGAGCGGTGGGATTCGAACCCGCACCAATACGACAGCCTAACTGTTTCCGCGTAAGTCCAATACACGCATTACTTTAGCTATCCGCCCCGTTTTAAAAGTAAGGGCAGGGTTTTACCTGCATATTTTCGTCACCACTTTACATCGGGTGCTGTCTCCGGTTTGTCGTATTTACCTCCAATAACCACAAATACGTTGTGTGCGTCTAATTCCGCCACCTTGCTTTATTTTTATAATTGACTAACCTAACTGACTATTCAGGTTTATTAGCTCGCTGTATTTCAAGCTCCCGACTTCCTCAAATCGGTGTTATTTTAGACTCCACGCGTGTTGTTACCATTCATCCGCTTCTGTCAAGGAAATCAATATGTCAAAGAACTTTTTTGCCTTTCGGCTTAGTAGGGGAGTGCGGAATCGAACCGCTTCGCCTTTTACCCCTTGGTTTGTTTCTATACTATATCTTGGGATTTCAGGCTGCTTTTGACTATGTAGTAAATAGCAGCTCTTGTTGATTTGTATTTTGCAGCAATGTCAGGTATTGAATGGCCTTGATTTATCTCACTTATTATTTCTGCATGAGGTAACCTAGGTTTGCTAGACCTTATTTTTCTTTTATTCACAGGCATATCATAGTGGTTATCTCTGACTGTGCCTATAGAAATGTTATCTGCGGAATTGTTGTACATATCACCGTCTAAGTGCCTTACAACAGTATTTTTTTTGAATATGGAAATGCCGAATTTTTGATAAGCTTGGAGTCTGTGAATAGAAATAATCTTTTCAACTTCATTAATTTTTATTCTGAAAAACAGATATCCATTATCTCTTTTTTGCGGAGTCATTTTCCTTCCCTTAGCGTTGTATAAATTGCCATCAGCATCAACTCTATACCCTCTTTTAAATGCATGTATAATCTTGTTCATTTTGTAAAAATTTAATCAAAGCTCTCGCCTGACAACCTATCTCAGATTGTTTAATTAGTTGATATTTAAGTGTTTTTAGTTTTTAAATAGGTTGTGAATAAACTCTCGACCTTTTTCTGTCCATCGCATTTCGATGCGTGTCATAGGCTCCTGTTTCGAATTGAAATACTTAAAGGTTATCGTATCATCATATCCTTTTCCGCGATACGCTGATGATATTAGCCACTTATCACCTTGTTTGTAAACAACTTTACGTTCCTTAAGCAATTGATTAAGCCTTTTAGCAGATATCCCTAACTCTTGTGCAATTTGATTGGTTGTTATTAGCGAACTGGATGATAATACATCGTCATAGTAAAGTTCTTTAGGTCTAACTCTATCGAAGTACTGTTTTGCCTGAGCCAAGTGGTGATCTTTTTGAGCGTTTTGCAATCGAAGATCCTTTAATTGAGTTGCCATTTGGATAATAAGGTCCGGATTAGATAACATGTCTTCCATAGCTGCAGGTGTAGCAGTCATACCTACTGAAAGGAGTTCTTTAATTCGATCATTACACCAAATAGAGAAAGCAGGGGATAGCCAGCGGCTGAATTCTAAGGCTACATCTTCGTGCATCCATGTGCCTGAATTTACTCCACCTTTCGTAACTATCACCAAATCAGTCAAAGTGATATTTCTCACTTTGGATAATTCGTCCAAATACTGTTTTGAGTTATCATACTTCAGCCAGTCAATTGGTCTTTTGCCAAAAGACTTTGCCATTTGTGTAGCATTGACATAAGCAATTCCTTGTTCGTTTTTGAAAGTAACCTTGTTACCTTCATAAGAGAATAATTTGGTTAGTTGGCTCATTATGCTATCCTCCCAATAAATGTTTGAACCTTATCATCAACTTCTTTGGTCCATACTCTGAACCGTTTACTAGTGTGGGATTTGAAGTGGTATTGAAGCTGTCTAGCATAAGATGGTTTAGCATCGACTTTATAAGCTTCATTAACTTCCATTGACTCCATTATATATGGGAGACTAGGGGTTTTCTTTTGTTTTAATAATGGTACTTTTTCCATAATAATACTAATACGTTACATTTTAATGACAAACATTAGTAATACTATTTCTATCTTTGCTTCGTCAAAAATCAGATAGTATAGTAGTTTTGCTCTTTTGTTAAACCAAAATTACGTACTATTAGTAATTTATGCAAATATAAATTACGTATTATTAGTAATTAATTTTGAAATGATTGAGTATCAAGGAAATAAATTTCAATATTGGCTGAAAAAATATCAGAAAGAAAATGGTATTTCAGCAGTTGAAGCTCGAGAGAAGCTTAATTTGAGTAATACATCTTTTTATAGTTTGTTCAAAAGCAAAAACCTTACAAGGGAAAGTGTAGATAGAATTACGTCTGCATTTGGAGTTACTGAGGAAGAGATTTGGGGTGTTAAACAAAAGGAAGATAAAAAGCCAAAAAACGAAATTACACCAGTGGCCTTTGATGACTATATGATGGTCGAGTATGTGGACCTATCAGCAAGTGCCGGTCCTCTGGGAGGATCTAATGTTGATCTTCTCCCGGAGACTAAAAAGAGATTGGTGCCAAAAGAATTTGAAAAAGGAAATTACCTGGTAGTTCGCGTAAATGGTGATAGCATGGTCGATGGTACAGACATTTCCATACCTGATGGTGCTGAGATCCTAGTTAAGGAGTATGTTCTTGAAAATGGAGATAAGTTGCCTATAAGAGGAAATTTATTTGTAATTTGTTCAAGAGAAGGAAATGTTTTTAAACAGGTAGTTGAACATAATACAGATCTTGGTTATATCCGTTGCCGGTCATACAACAAGAAATATGCTGATTACAACATACCACTTGATGACGTTTTCCAAATATTCATTTATAGAAAGATAGTGGGGTATAGGCCATCTATACCTGAAATTTAAACCAAATTATATATTATGAAAAAAGTATTTATTTTAATTTTATTTTCAATCGTTTGTTTTTCATGCGGTAAGTCGGGTTGTGATTACAATGGCAAACCCCTTATAAAAGGACCTAAAGGAGGCTGTTATTACATAAATAATAGCGGAAATAAGGAATATGTTGATAGGTCGCAATGTAATTGCTAAATAATAGATGTATAATATGAAAACTATAGTAACAACCTTATTATTATTTATATCCTGCAATCTATTTTCTCAAACAGAATTTAAAATGGATGATGGCTCTTTAGTATGGCAGAAAATATTTGATATTGAAAGCTCTCCTGCTGATTTGTTCAATTATATTCAGTCAAAAGGGTATTTCAGAGATGTTTCTAAAACTGATAGTTCATTTACAGCAATATTCGAAGGTATAGAGCCAGATTATAAAGGCTTTGGGTCCTCAGAAATGAGCACTCCCATTTATATTGCACGATCTTTTGTAAATGGTGGTGTAAACATTCAATGTAAGAATGGAAGGTATCGAGTAACACTAACTAACTTAACATTGGAGCAAAAATATAATGATCCATTAAGTAAGCAAGGGGAGAAGTCAAAAATTGAAAGTTATTCAGGAAAGAAAGAGATAAAAGGAAGTTTTCTTAAAAAACCAGCTTTGATACTAAATTATACTTTTGATAAAATTTTCACCTTCAAAAAGTCAGATGACAACTGGTAA